TAAGCACTAGGATATACCTTAAACTTACGCTTGGCTTCGGCTTTTACTCTAGCGTAAAGAGCTTTATTGACAGGAACATTCACTACGTTTTTTACCTCCCTTCTTCTTCTTTTTCTTTTTCTTTTTCATCCCGTAATGATAAGGCATAGTAAGAATTAGATAGTTCTTAATATATTCTAAACGCAGTCTGCCCTAATGTCTCTGGTTTTGCCAAATTAAATTGTTGTAGACAAAGGTAACCAAAAGCATCAAAAGCATGGTCAACTCCTAGATTTTTATTTGGTAAACCAGTATTTGGTGCATATGTAAGAGTTCTTAGTGCTTTTATCAATTCTTTACATCTCGGATGAATAAAAGTCCTCTGATCTCCATTTGCATCTAGTAAAGCAGTATTTACAGCAGTTATCTTATCTCTAATTTTCCAGGGAGATTTAGGACTCATAACAGTAAAACCACTACGTCTAAGGATATTATGGTCTGTAACTCCAACTCCACTGGTTTTTCTTGCACTACCCGTTGGGTCAGGACAAGCAATAATTCTTCTATCCACCCCGTATCTTCTCGTAACTTCTTCAGCAAAATCCCATGTGGTAGCACCTCCTGTCAGCATGATCTCATCAAAAACATATAAATTGTTACCATGCTTATATGCACAGATTCCTGCCATAGGATCAACGTTAAAATCTAAACCCAACAACAAAGGCAGCATATGTAAATCTTCTACTTCTTTATCAATATTGTCATCACTAAAACTAACAGCAACTAAACCAGTAAGATTTTCAAAACTTGCCTCAAATTCCTGTCTAAATGTTCTTGCATCTAATTGCGACCTAGCTGCTTCAACTTCTTCTGGTGCAACATTACCCCCCTCTATCGTGGTAAAGCTCCATCTTTGCCAATCATCCCACTCCTGTTCACCACAAAAACACCACATATCATAAAACCAACTGGCAGTACCATCAGGTGTACTAATAAATAAAGCCCATCCCTGTTTATCAGCCAAAGCAGGTCTTATTACCTCTGCCCATACATCTCGATCCATAAAGGCTGCTTCGTCTAATACAACCCCTGCTAGGCTTCTTCCTCTCAATGCCATCGCATTCTCTGTACCCTTTAACTCAATAGTCGATCCATTTATTAATTCCAACCTCAAATCAGTCTCATTTTTACTCTGAACCCACACCTTCGGCACTAATTTCTTCAATTCTTTCCACGCAATATCCTTTGCCATCCTATAAGTAGGAGCACAATAAAAATAAGTCTCCCCAGGTCGATTGATAGCTCCTCTGAGCAGTTCGATACAGGATAAATATGATTTCCCAAACCTTCTTCCTGCAACCAACACCCGAAATCTTTTATCACAATTAAATACCTCCCCTTGTGCGTACCGTAAACTGATTTCTGGTCTGTTTTTTACCGACATACACTTAAAAATAACAGAAATTTCAACCTATACCCCCTATTTATAGCCTATTTCCGTATTTTTAGGTTATAGTTCGATTATTAACCCCTCTCAGATTAAGTCCGTGGCTTCTTCTACCTTTCCCAACGATATTACTCCTCCAGTAGCACAAGCGAATAAAACTCGCAGACCTAGATTTGTAGCTCGCTCTACAGCAGAAAAAGTTCAAGAAAGAGCACAAAGACTTTATTCACGACAACTTCAAGGTCAAACTACTCGGCAACTTGTAATAGAACATTCAAAAATTGAAAACATATCAATAACAACAGCTTGGGAAGATTGGGGTCGTGTAAAACATTGGAATACTGAAGATTGGGATAAAGATAGAGAATCTATGCTCCCTCGTCTTCAAGCAATGAGAGTACGTTTATTTAACCAAGCAATAAAAAAAGGTCAATTACAAACAGCAGCACAGATACTAGACTCTCTTGGCAAAGTAATAGGTGAATCCGTAGAAACAGTAAACATACAAGCTCCAGAACTTTCAATTAAAGTTGAATCAAAGTAACGAAGATTTCGGATATATATTTAAGTTGCTCGCCTTGCCCTAAAAAAAAATTTTTTTGCAACTACACCCCCAAATGCCCTGATTTGGGCCTGTATGCCTCTCTAATAGCACTGTAATATCATTTAGGTGTAATAGTACCTTCAAAAATATCGGCTCTTAAAATCGATCCTCAGAGGACTTTGTAATATTTGTAATAAACCTTTATTTAATATCAAAGTTATGCTAATGTGCTATTAGCTTAAATAATGGGCTAGTACTATTGCCAATTTTTGGGCTTGAGTATTTCTTAAACTGCTTATCAGGTAACACATTTTTAAAAATTGGTTATCAGGTAAACACAAAAGGAAATACAAAAAAAGAAACTTGAAAATTTACCTTCCTTACTATGTCAAAATCTGATTTTGATAGGTCGGAGTATCCCGAACTATTGCAACTTTTACATGATCAATTAACAGAGTCTAACGATAAGTTAGATGTAGTTAATAAGTTCATCAAAACTCATTATCCTAACGGGTTAGATGTTGGATTAAAAAAAGTTGATAATAAAAATTCTATGTTTTATCCTAACGGAGTCTATATAGGATTTGATTTAAATAGATACTTATACGATGATCAAACAGCAGCATACTTACACGCAATGCGTGATGCTTTTTCCGGAGTTAAGTACTACCATTATGGATTTGAAAGAATACCATTTGTAGACGAGTCCTCAAAAGAACATTTTGAGGTTTGGACTAATTCCTAAAATTACATCAGGAGTAATTTTATTACTCCTTTTGTTTCCTTCCTTTTTACCTTCCAAAAAATTATGGCACTTAAACCAGTTTTAATGAGCAAAGAAATAAAATTCTTTGTTAAAGATGTTTACGGAAATAGATTCTATTACTTAGTAGATTCTATTGATAAATGGATTCTAGAATTAACTGGAACTAAAACTCTTTTATTAAGAGATAAACAAACCTTACAAGATGCAGGTTTTAAATTTGTTCAAGTATTCGAGGATTAAAAAAATGAGATCAACAATTTTATTTTTTTTATTCTTTATTTTGATATGGCAAGCAATTGTTATTTCAAATAATATTCACTCGCAACTTGAAAAAAGGACCGAGTATATCCATTCAATACTTAAGGACATTTAAAAATGATCGAAGTAAAACTCTTTTTATTAGATGCAGAAGTTGCAGAAGTACTTGAGAATATCGAGGACTTACAACACTTACAAACTTTTATTTCTTTAAAAAAAGAAATTCTTAAAAAATACGAATCAAAAAAAGCACTACAAGAATTAAATTTCTTAGATGCTGACTTAACCGATACAGAGGAACCTTTTTAAAATGAAAAAATTAAATCACGAATTCAAAAAAATCATTTTTACCATCGATTGTGATTATGAGGAATTAGTTGACGGTATCGGCCTAGATTATACTAGGTCGGGAACTGATTTAAAAATTACTCAATTTATAGAATCAGATAATCTTAAAGATTATTACGATGATAATCCCGAATATTTCTGTGCTAACGTTTTAAACTGGACACTTGCAGAAACTTGCTCAGAATTTCATATATATGATCCTACCGATAGGGACTATGCAAAGTATGAGATAGGGATTAACCCTAGATAACTAATCAACTACCCGGAGCTCGTCCGGGTATTTTTTTACCTATAAATAAATAGTACAATTGTACTTGTGGAAAACTATTTGTCCAGGTTGTGGAAAACTTTTTTAAAAAAAAATTTTTATCTATAAAAAAAAATAAAAAAAATAATCTTATAAACTGAATGCAAAAATTGAATGTCTTTTTTATTGAATGTCAAAATAAATACTTTATAACCTAAACAAAAAATGCTATCATTTAGAGGTAAATATATTATTTTTTACTATGACCACAACACCAACAAAAAAATTAAAGGAGTCAAATTTTGGCTTTATTCATTATTCAAGTGCATTAAGTCACTATATGGATAAAGATTTTAATATTCTTATGGAAGTTTTCTCAATTCTTGAAAATAAATACTTTTGCCAAGATTGGGGAATTGTTGAGAGTGATTCGATACAATTTAATAATGAGACAGTAAAAAATGAGAACGGGGGGGATATTTTAGCGGTATATAAATTATCTACAGGCCGTAAAATATGGATTAAAACAGTTGGCTATGGAAT